CGACACACATGACGCCTGAGGAATTCGGCGTCTATGTCCGGCTGTTGATTGCGATGTGGAGGCACGGGGGGCGGCTTGTGAACAACCCCCACGAGCTGGCGAACATAGGGGGGGTCCACGTCAAAAGATGGAGGGGGATCGCAGACCGGGTTTTGCGCCCCATGACCATTGCCGGCGGCTTCGTCTCGCAGAAGCGGCTTACCGATACGTGGTTGAAAGTGCAAACGATTCGGGAAACCAAAGCCCGCGCCATAAATATCAGGTGGGCCAGAGCGAAGGGTACACCCGTAATACATATGAATGACAGGTGTAATACTAACCAAAACCAAACAAGTAATAACCTTACTTCTTCTGAGTATGAGGCTCCGCGCGAAGGGGCTAGCGACAAGGGAAAAAAGGGGTGGAACCTATGACCCTTTCTACCGAAGCCCTCCTACACATGCAGCCCGGCCGAAGGCGCCATCCCCACGTCAAGCGAGACCGCACCGAGACCTACAGCCAGCGCAGCCGCGGCGAGCGCCCGGTGGATGTGGTTGCGGTCGCCAAGGCCTATCGCATCAAGAACGGCGCCAACCCGGAGAACGCATTGAATGACCTTCACGGTTCCACGATTGGCCAGCTTCGATTGGAGGGGGCTATCTCTGAGGAGCAGCTTTACACTGCCCAACGCTACGCCACGATCGTTATTCAGAACGCCAGGCTGTTCGGCATACCCTCACCGCACCCGCGCGCCCTTGACCTCCTAATGGCCAACAAAGGGCAATCCTGCGTGGTCGATATGTCCGAGGAGGAGGCGAATCTCATCAAGGGCCGGTTCCGCGATTGTCGGCGCGAGCTGTTGGACTGCGGCAAGGATTTGCTGGTCGGCTCGGCGGTCAACCGGATCGTGTACGGCGTCGTGGTTGAGGACTGGCCTATCAGCCGGATGCAGGCGGGCGACCTTCAAAACCTCCGGTGCGGCCTCAATGTTTTGGGGAAGACAATGAAAAGCTGGGATAAACGCTCTTGCGTGTAACCGGCAAATCACATATGGCAGTTAATCCAGAGTTCCAATTGCGCCCGGAGGGATCAATTTCTGCCGGGCGTTTTGCGTTTCGGGGACTTCCTCCAGTTGGCCCCGAATGGCCGGCGGCGCCTCGACCACACGCATCCTGCAATGCGCCCCTGGGTTCCGCCGGCCGCCCTTTCAAGGTGTAATCTCATGGATAGTGAAAGCCCAGCCTCAGCCAATGACGCAGCTCGCCGGCTCATGGCGATCGAGGCGATGCTGAAACTCGTCCACCCGGAGAAGGGTGGGATGGCATCCTTCGATGTGCCCACAGTTTTGGAATTCATTCTAAAAGAAATGAAGGGACGGGTCATGCGAGAATATTTAAGGACCCAATCGGACTAAATGCCCAAAGCTCCAACCCAAATCCGGTCTTTGGCGCGCGGCCATACTGAAACTGCGGTCAACGTGCTCGCCGGCATCATGAACAAGGAAGAGGCGGCAGACAGTGCCCGTGTCGCAGCAGCTTCCGCCCTTCTCGATCGCGGCTGGGGCAAGCCAACTCAACCGATTTCCGGTGATGACGAAGCTCCGCCCCTTCAAATCCAACGTATCGAGCTGGTAGCAGCCGATGGCGGAAACTCTCAGGATTAAGCTGCCGCCAAAACTGGTTCCCGTCTTCACTGGCAACGCCATGTACCGCGGGGCCTATGGCGGGCGCGGCTCAGCGAAAACCAGATCATTCGCCAAGATGGCCGCGGTTCATGGCCTGAGATGCGCGCTCGCCAACGAGCCGGGCGTTGTCATTTGCGGTCGCGAATTCATGAACTCTCTCGACGAGAGTTCCATGGCCGAGGTCAAGGCGGCTATCGAGTCCGAGCCGTGGCTGCGCGACAACTACGACGTTGGCGAGAAATACATCCGAACTCGGGACAGGCGGATTGAATTCGCCTTCATCGGGTTGCGGCACAACCTCGACAGCATCAAGTCCAAGACGCGCATTCGGTTGCTCTGGGTCGATGAGGCCGAGCCGGTCAGCGAAACGGCCTGGCACAAGGCGGACAACACCGTCCGCGAGGATGGGTCCGAGGTCTGGGTCACGTGGAACCCGGAGCGCAAGAAAAGCGCCACGTCCTTGCGTTTCAGGGTCAACCCGCCGCCGGAATCGAGGATCGTTGAAATCAACTGGCGTGATAATCCATGGTTCCCGCGCACGCTCGACAAGAAGCGCATCGCCGATCGTGATTACCGGCCGGACCAATACGACCACATCTGGGAAGGCGATTACGTGAGCGTCGTGGAGGGCGCTTATTACGCGAGCTGCCTGACGCAGGCCAAGGCCGAAGGGCGCATCAGTAATCTCGGCAAAGACCCGCTGATGACCATCCGGGCCTTTTGGGACATCGGCGGCACGGGCGCAAAGGCCGATGCCTGCGCGATCTGGATTGCCCAGTTCATCGGCCGTGAAATCCGCGTGCTGGATTATTACGAGGCGGTCGGTCAGCCGCTCGCGACGCATGTTCAATGGCTCAAGGAGCGCGGCTGGGGCAAGGCCATGTGCTTTCTCCCGCATGACGGCGCGACCAATGACAAGGTTTATGACGTTTCATACGAGAGCGCGCTGAAAGAGGCCGAGTTCGATGTGGAGGTCATCCCGAACCAGGGCCGCGGCGCCGCCAAGATGCGGATCGAGGCAGGCCGGCGATTGTTTCCCTCGATCTGGTTCAATGCCGGGCCGACCGAGCCAGGGCGTGATGCTCTCGGCTGGTATCACGAAAAGCGCTCGGAAGACGACCGCAACGTAGGGCTTGGCCCTAATCACGACTGGTCGTCACACGGGGCGGATGCATTTGGCCTGATGTGCGTGGCCTATGAGGAACCGGAGCGCGAGCGCAAGGCCTCGGGAAACGCGAACAACTTCGCTGGCGGATGGATGGGATGAATTGAGCGACAAAGACATGCTGGCGGACGCCAAGGAAGCGTTCGACATGGCATCGGAGGCAGAGAACGATAACCGCAACGACTTCATCGATGACCTGAAATTCGCGCGCCTCGATCAGCACTGGCCCGAGAAGATCGCGCAGCAGCGCCAGCTCGAAGGCCGCCCCTGTCTTACCATCCCCAAGCTGCCGTCCTTCATCCGTCAAGTGGTCAACGACGCCCGGCAGAACAAGCCGTCCATCAAGGTCCATCCCGCCGACAGCCAGGCCGATCCGGAAACCGCCAAAATCTATGACGGCCTGATCCGCAATATCGAATACGCCTCGTCGGCCGACGTGGCTTACGACACGGCGACGGAAAATGCGGTATCGGGCGGCTTTGGCTATTTCACGATCGATATCGACTATGCGTATGACGACACGTTCGACTTGGACATCCTCATCAAGCGCGTGGCCGACCCGCTCCTGATCTATGGTGACCCGAACTCGACCGAGGCGGATTCCTCCGATTGGAATACCGCCTTCGATGTCATGTTCATGCCCAACGATGAGTTCGAGCAGGAGTTTCCCGAGGCCGAAAAGATCGACTTCGATACGCTCGCGAAGGACGTTGGCGAGCCATGGTTCAGCGAAAACAACGTGCTGGTGGCCAAGTGGTGGCGGCGCGAGCAGATCGAGAAAACCATTCTGCTCATGTCGGACGGCTCGGTGCTCGACGAAGAGCGGCTGAAAGACTGCAAGGACTATCTCGACGCGCAGGGGGTAACGGTCATCAAATCGCGCCAGACGAAAAGCCACAAGGTCAAGCGCCACCTCCTGACGGGCGGCGAAGTCCTGAAATCCGAGGACTGGCCCGGCCGGTTCATCCCGATTGTTCCGGTGTACGGCGATGAGGTGTGGGTTGACGGCAAGCGGCATCTGCGCTCGCTCATTCGCAGCGCCAAGGATGCGCAGCGCATGTTCAACTACTGGCGCACCACGACCACGGAGCTGATCGCGCTCGCCCCGAAAGCCCCCTGGGTCGGCAAGAAGGGCACGTTCAAGACCGATGCGGCCAAATGGGCGACCGCGAATTCACAGAATCATTCGACGCTTGAATTCGATACCGAAAAGCCCGATCGCCAAGAGTTTGCTGGCATCCCTGCCGGTGCGTTGCAGGAAGCGCTCAACGCCTCCGACGACATGAAGGCGATCATGGGCGTCTATGACGCCTCGCTCGGCGCGCGGTCCAACGAAACCAGCGGCCGGGCCATCATGGCGCGCCAGCGGGAAGGGGATGTGTCGACCTTCCACTTCATCGACAACATGACGCGCTCGGTTCGCCACGGGGGCCGCATTATCATCGACCTTATCCCGCATATCTACACGGGCCAGCGCATTGTGCGGGTGCTGGGCGAGGACAAGACGCCTTCGGAGGCCCCGCTGAATCAGCCTGTTCCGGTCATGGGGCCGGACAATAAGCCGGTCGTGGACCCGCAGACCGGGCAGCAGCACACGCGCATCTATGACCTGGGCGCGGGAAAGTATGACCTGACCGTGGCGGCCGGGCAGAACTTCACGACGCGCCGGCAGGAAGCGGCCGAGCAGATGACGGAGCTATTGCGCGCCTTCCCGCAAGCCGCGCCGGTCATTGGCGATTTGTACGCCAAGAACCTGGATTGGCCGGGCGCGGACGAGATCGCGGAACGGCTCAAGGCGCTTTACGAGCGCACGGTCGGCGGCGGGCAGGGCCAGCAGGGCATTCCGCCCGAGCAGGCAATGAAAGTGCTCCAAGAGTTGCAGGGCCGCATTCGCGAACTTGAGCAGGAAAACGTCGCGCTCAAGCAGAGCGCCGACATCAAGCAGCAGGAAGTCGGGGTGAAGGCTTTC